CAACACCTCCTAATATTCCATCACTAAAATCCAAACCAGCAGCTTCAAGTTTTGATGTTATATCTTCTATTTCGTTTAATTGCTTAAATTCGTTTTCATTAATTACACCTGCTAAAAATTGAAAACGTGCTTCTGTTAAATTATTTTTCATTTTATTTTTATTTTATACCTGCAATTTTATTCCAACGATATTCAATTTCATTCATTGGTTCTATTTTATCGTCTACTGCATTCATTCCTGAAGTGTCTGTTTTAGTGTTTCCAGCTACGATTTCATCGTATTGATCCATAGTTAAAACTTGACCATCTTGACATAATTCAATAATTTTATCTGTTGCTTGATGTAATGCTTCGTCATTAGTTGCGTCTTCACGAGCAAATTCGAGTAAACGAATAAACATAGGCACATCAAATGCTACTACGTCTTCTGGGTTTTGTTGATTTTGGTCTTCCATATTATTATTTGTTATAAATATCTAAAAACATATCACTCTCAAACCATCCTGTTAAGATATATTTAGTTGTTGTATTGCTTATTTGGCCTTTATGAGTAAATATCCATTCAGCTGGCCAAATTAATAATTTACCTTGTTCTGCTTTTTCTAAATGGTTTTGGTATTTAAATTCAGTACCCCCATCATTAACATCATTTAGATAAATCATCCAAACTAATATTCTTTGAAGTCCATTATTGTTTTCAAAATGCCATCTAGCAAACCCCTCTCCTGGATTGTATTTTTGCATGTTGAATTTTCTTGTTTCAATAGGAGGTAACCCATTTAATTCAGGGTATAAATCATAATACTCATTTAATTTTTTATTTAAAATTTGATTTAATTCTTCCATTAAAGGAAACCATAATTCCTTTTCATTAATGTACCACTCTGATTGAATTGTATTTTGAAAGTATATATCTGTAGATTTTTTATGGATAGTTCCATCATCTAGTCTAGAGTCACAATCTTTTTTAAGTTGAGACTGTTCAAATGAATTAATAAATTGCTCACAAAGTTCTTTGGAGAAAGCATTAGGTTGAGAATAAAGACAAGGAACCATTTTATAAATTGAGTTTTGAACCCAATGTAAAAAAGAAAGTTGGAGGAGTCAAATCAGATGATAGATTTGATTTAATATTAAAGTTTACTCTAAAACGTTTAGTTAATGGTATATCAAATGAATTACCTAACATAACATTAAAATTTTTATTTATTTTCATTATTGGGTCACTCGTAATATAAGATGTTGGAGAATAAAGTAAAAACACTTCAGGTGTAAATTTTACTTTAGTTTTTGTTTCTAATGGTCTCATATAAAACCCAGTTAATGAAGGCCCATACATTTGATCTCCTGAACCTAAAAATCCAGCAATTAATGATACGTTATAACCAGTAACACCTTTTTTACCTAATAATTTAATGTAAGTATAACCCCCAAATGTTAAATGATCTGTAAATGTAGTTGCATATGTTAATGAATAGTTTCGAACATGACTAACAGCACCATTTGTAGTATACATTTTAGTATATTTACCTGTTAATGCTAATTGTTTAAAATTTAAATGTATCATCGAAGTAGCACCCCAGGATTCATTACCCATTAATGAAGATTTTGATGCTGATATGCCTAATACTGGGGTAAATGTATTATCTGCATTTTGCATTGCTGCTAAATCTCCTTGAACTACTAGTGGGTTTGTTGTATTTACTGTTTTAGCTTTCTTTTCGTCTTTTTTACTATCGGATTTCTTTTCGTCTTTTTTTCCTTCCCCTTTAGCATCATCTTTCTTTTCTTCTTTACTTTCAGATTTAGACTCTGATTTGCTTTCTTCTTTTGATTCGGATTTAGATTCGCTTTTACTTTCAGATTTAGCTTCGGATTTTGCTTCAGATTTAGCCTCTGCTTTAGCTTCAGCTTTAGCCCCACCTGAAGATCCACCGCCTCCCCCACCAGCATTTCCACCTCCACCACTTGGGGCGCTTCCACCACTTGGTGCTGAACTACCCGCTGATGATGCGCTTGAACTCGCTGTAGATGATGCACTTGATGATGCACTACTTGATGCTGTATTTGAAGCTGTACTTGATGCTGTACTAGCAGCGGCACCAGCAGCAGTATTAGCAGCAGTACCTGAAGCTGTAGATGCAGCTGTTGAAGCCGCAGTACTAGCTGCAGTTGAAGCCGCAGTAGATGCTGCGGTACTAGCAGCTGTTGATGCTGCCGTCTGTGCTGCTGTTTGAGCTGCGGTTTGAGCAGCAGTTTGTGCCGCAACTTGGGCTGCTGCTTGAGCTACTACTGCTGAAATTGTGTTAGATATTGTTTGGGTTTGGGTTTGCTGAACTACTTCTTGAGCTTTACAAACATAAGCTTTCATTTGCTCATTTACCCATAATTGTACCTCACCTTTGGCGGCTTCAGCATATGAAAATGAACGAGCAGAACTACGATATACAATCAACACAGAACCCCCGATCGGAACATCATAGAATACCATTTGTTTCGAACAGGGGTCAAAATATGCGTTGGTAAGTACTTGTGCCTTACTTAAAAATGAAACAGTTAAAAGTAAGAATACAAATACATACTTCACTTATTAAGCAACTAATGCTTTGCTAAATCCGTCAGGACAAGTTCTAGTACATACTAAAGTTGCAACAACTGGTGCTACTGCAGCTCCGATTGCGATACCAACTCCTGCTGGAGTAGCCCACAATGCAGCTGAATCTAAGCTATAGTAAATACAATTTGAAATTACATTTTTTAATAATTGAGCATCAACACTTCCACCAACACCAGGTATTGCTAAAAATCCAGTTGCTACTATTTCTCCCATTGCAGTTGATACTGCCATTTTAGCCGCCATATCCGCAATGTATAAAACTGGGGTTGCCATAAATGACAATGTAGTTGAAGTTGCAGCTCCTGCTGGTTGGGCTGGAGTAAATGCAGCAACACATCCCATTGAGATAGCAGCTGTTAATCCTAATCTACATGCATTTTCATCTAACCAAGCATAAGCAGCCCAAGCATAATCATCAACTACATCAATACCTTCCATTACTCGTTTTTCAACTTCTGCTGATAATATTTTAAATTCATCTGAAGTTACATCTAATCCAGCATTTGCTAATTCTGTTGTAGTACTAGCTACTGTTGCTGCGATGCTAATTGTTCTAGCTTCAACATCATTTTCTAAATGTTTAGCGTAGTTATAAGTATCTGTTGCTATTTTTGCGGCCTCTGCTGCTGCTTCTTCTGCTTTTCTAGCAGCTTCTTCAGCTAATCTTTGGGTTTCACGTGCTGCGGCTTCAGCTATACGTTGAGCTTCAGCTGCTTGTTCTGCAGCAATTCGTGCTGCTTCTTCAGCTGCTCTTTGAGTTGCTTCAGCTGCTTCTCTAGCTAATCTTTCAGTTTCTCTTGCTGCTGCTTCAGCAGCATCTTTAGTTGCGTCGTATGCGTCTTCAAAAGGTTTTGTGATTTTATCCCACCAAGCCATATTTTTTTAAGTTTAAATTGTTTATTAAGCTAATAATTTATAATACTCTTTAAAATGCTTGATACGATCAGCTAAACCAATTGTACCACCATTAACACGTTTTGTAATTTGAGTTACAACTGCATCGGAAGCGCCACTATCAGCCATCTTGTGTAATCCATTTTTAGTGAAAAACCAAGCAGCTGAGAGTAAGGCATATTTCGATGAAACCACATCTGGGTTAGACAAAATGTCTTCTCCAATGGCCTTACCGAATGCAGTGTAATTCTCTTTACCAGTTAACTGTATGTAACCTCTTCCGCGAAATTTATATCCTTCACCTGATGCTTCATTACCATTACCCATTCTACTTCCATAGACACGAGCAGCAATTTTAGCAGGTTTGCGTTCGTATTGAGCAGCTAATGCAGCTGTTGGAAAATATTTTTTAAATATTCCCATTAGTCCTTTAGCTGAATAATTTAAATTTTCTTGAGTTGCACGGAAACCACCTGATTCGTGTCCGCATTGTGCTAAAAAGTGGGATAAACGTAATGGTGTATTAATACCAAATTTAGCTGCTGTGTCAGGAATCATTGCGATTACTGCATCTGGGATATGTCCTTTTAAATTAGATAATTTTAAATTACCTGAATTAGCAATTGGAGCGGCTGCTGGTTTAACTGCTGGAGTTGAAGTACCAAACATTTTTGACCATGTTCCATCTCCAACAATACCATCAGCTTTTAATCCATTAGCTGATTGCCAAGCTTTAACAGCGGCGTCTGTTTTAGGTCCAAATTTACCAATGGCTTCTATACCTAATTTTACTTGAAGCTTTTTTACATCTTCGCCTTCGGATCCTAGCTTTAATAGCATCGTTTATTGTTTTTATAGTTAATTATTACAGTTGTACTCTTTGTTCTTAGAATTGGATTTTATCCAATTTGTAAGTTAAACCTAAGCCTGGTGTGAAATTATTTCCAACTAGATTACCAATAACCCAAATTTTAAGTCCTTCTGATTTTAAAGGAGCATATCCCAACCATACATTTGGCTTATTTACATTTCCTACTGGTTGAATACCCATACCTAACATCAATTTCTCGCTAGCAAACATACGGATAACACCAAATTTCATAGTTTTATCTAAACTACCTGTTTTAGTTGATACCATTGGATCAGCATCATACTTAAAACCAGCATAAATACCCCATCCTTTTTTGATATAACCACCTGTTAAGTATCCGTCCATACCTTTATTAGTAGCGGAACCGAAAAATTCTTGTGCGTTAGCAGCTACTGCAGACAAACACAAAATTGTAATTAATAATAACTTTTTCATTTTATTTATTTTAATTTGTAAACACTTTCTTTTTAATCATACGTGAAACTATTCTTGAAGCTGCTGTTTCCAACGCTTTTTTAGTTGTTATACCGATTGTTGATTGATTAAATTTAATTTCATCAAACGAATCAGATAACGCACCTTGTTTTACTGTACTTGCTTCGCCTAAGCCTGAACCAGTGATATACTCAGCAGTTTCAGCGTTAACGAACTTAACTTGTAGACCCAAGCGGGTAGTTTGAGTTTGCTTAACACCATCTTTTAATTTTAATTGTTCGTCTTCAGAAACAGAGAAGTCGTATACCTCTACATATACAAAATATTGTGCTAACTTAATTTTTCCTCTACCATCTAATTTATTTTCTGTAAAACCCGATTGAGACGCCTGGAATTGTTTTACCATTCTGTTCTTAATCTCGGCTTTATCTTCAGTAAATGTAAATCGATTTGTTTCTTCTAAAAATTCAACTACAATATTTGTTAAACCTAAACCAACACGTTTGTCTTTAAGTTCTGGATACATTGCAAATATCTCATCTGTAATTCCAATACTTAATAATTGAATCGGTATTTTAGGTCCTTCATAATCCGACACAACATCAATTGATTGTTTCTTTTCAAAATCAGCTTGGTATGCTTCTGTCTTTACAGAACCAATAGTTTGTCCAAGCATTGGTAAACATAATAAAGACAGGAATAATACCAATAAATTAGCCTTCATATTCTTCTTCTTTTTTTTCTGCTTTAGTAGCTTCTGATATTTGTTTTTTCATTCCTGTAAATTTATCTACTGAAGATAAACCTAATGAACCGAATGCTAATAATGCTACTGCATTTACTAATGATTCAGCTGGAGCAATATGTGCTTCAGAAAATGAGTTTTGATACATTGTAATACACAATGTTAATGCAGCTAATAAACCAACAAATCGTTTTGATGATACAGCACCTTTTTCATCAGCTAGTAATGAATTAGCACCTGCCATAAATTTTTTTAATATTTCCATTTTACCAAGGTTGTTTTGAGATTTTAGCGGCTATTTCATTTGCTTTCTCATTCTGATTAGTAAAATGTAAGTATACAAAATACATCTGAGTGCTAAAGCCAATTATAATTCCAGCTAAAACCAATTTTGAATAAATTTTATATACCTTTTCCATTTTATTATTCTTCTATAGATTCTTCTATATCCTTTATTTTACCACACTTTAAACATTCTTCATCCCCATCACCGTCTGAGTCACCCCATACGTGTTCACATTGACGATGAGCGAAGTATTCATCGATTTTACCGTCGCCATCTATATCTATACCATCCATTGTGCCGTCTCCATCTTCATCGATTTCAACACCCTTCTTTTCAGGAGTAGCAGGAGTTGGTGCATCTCCTCCTTTAGTATCGGATAATGACACACCATCTTCTTCATCCATTTTCTGAACCAACATTTTATCTTTGTCAGTATCTGAAAACCAATAATCTATAATTTTACTATATGAACCAATAAATGCTCCAAGCAACAACAACATTAATTCTTTCCATTCACCTGCAATTTCAGTGCCTTGAACAATAGCGGCAAATATACCACCAATTATTAACATAAATCCACCTAAAACCATAGCGGTAATATACCATCTACGTTTCATCATTGCATTTAATAGTTCCTTAAATCCCGTAGGAGTAGGTTGTGCCATAGGTTGTTCTTCTTTAAATAACTTCATTTTTAATTACCATTTAGGAGCTTCTTCTAGCTCTTCTTTAGCTGTTTTAGGTTTTGGTTTAGCTGGAGCAGCAGCTGGTTTTACACCACCACCTCCACCACCTACAACATTCTTTTGTTGTTGTGTGTTGTTAGTAGTAATATTGATTACTGGAGCTGGTGCTGTTACTGCTTGAGGAGCTGGTTCATCACCTTCACCTGTAAGAGTTTTTGTGACATACCCACCAACACCTAGTGCTACTGTGCTTGCTAGACCAATAATGATGCTTTTAAATGATCCTCCTCCTGAGTTTTCTGATTCTTCTGCCATGTTATTTTTAACGTTTAATTACTAATGGTTTTTTAACTGATACACCATTGATATCAGTTAATGTTATATCGTATATTCCATCTTCTAAATCTTTGAAATCATATATTTTAGTTACAATTTCTGATTCAGCAGTTAATGGTAATGTTTTTACAGGTTCAGTAGCAGCAAATTTGTATACTTGTACAGAGTACTTAGCTCCAGTCGTAACCGCGTATTGTACTGTAACTTGACCACCTGTTGATACTACACTGAGTATGTCGGTAGATTTTGCTGTAACTCCTAATTTAATGTCAGGTGTTGATAATACTTCCATATCACTGCATCCTGCGGTAATAAATATAAGGCCGATTAAAACAATTGATAATATATTTTTCATATTTAAAAGTTATTATATCCTGTTAATTTTATTGTTTCTGTATTTAAGTTAATTCCTAGCTGAGATCCGTTAGTAGATGCGGCATCTGTTGCAGTAGTTATTTTAATAAATGAATTAATATCTAATCCGTTTTGTAGAGCTGTAAATTTCAGTTTGAATGGAACTGTAGCACCTGATAATGGAGTTTTTAATTTCTGATCAATTGCTCCAAATTTTACCTTACCTGATGCTGAATTAGCAAATACATACCAATCAGCTGGTACTTCTGAACTCATTGAATCAAATTTAACTTTATTTGGATCGTATGCAAATTCAAATTGCAACGCAGCTACATCTTTTCCATTTGTATTAACTGCAACTGGTATTTCAATTGTATTTGAAGTTACTGTTACGTTTTTAATATTAACATCAATTGAAGATACTTTTTGTGGAGTATTAATAAACGATTCAGTACGGTTCATAATTGGACCAGCAGCATATCTTTTATTTGCAATACTTTTATTTAATGAAACTACAGCGTTTGTAGCTACAGCTCCATTTATTACTACTTGAGATGAATGAGAACGATTTATATCACCAGGAAGTACATATTTTACATTAATTGTTAATGGTGTTCCTGGGGTAGCTGGAGTAGTGTATTCATAAGTACGCTGTGCATTAGTAGGTAATGTAGTAAATACGTTAGATGGGGTAGCAGCATTGAATTCAGCAGCTTTAAACGTAGGTAAACTCATCCACCCATTAGACCCAACTGTATATCCTTCTGGTAATACGATTAATTGATTAACACCAACTGCTTGTGCATATAATTTAGTTAAATCACCACCATCAAATCCGTTTGATCTGTTAACATCTACCGCCCAATATCCCATACCTGTTGTTATACTAGTATTTTTATATGTTCTATCTAGATTTTGAGATACAAATTCTGCTTGTGCTGTTGTATAATCTGATACTGATACTGCTGAGTTCATTATAGCTGGTAATTGATCCATATTGGCCATTACCATAATTTGATAAGCAGTATTTGCAGTCAGTAATGAATCTACAATATTTACTGTACCATTTGCTGTTACATTAAACATTGGTCCTGTATTATCAGCTTTCTTAAATAATACTTTAACGTGAGTTGGATTGATATTTCCATTTAAATCCAATACTGCTTTAACGAATTTTTTAGCGTCTGGGTTTTGTGTGATTACTGTAGTTAATGGAATTTCGTTTATTGCAGCACCTGATGAACCATTTTGATTAAATGATGCAGCAAAGTTCATTTTGATTGGATCCCATGCATCACCCACTGCTGTTGTTTTTAATCTAAAAC